GCTTCATAGAGATTGATTCTGATGTTTCTTGCCTGCTCTCGATGTCGTTTGAGCTTTTCATCAATATCCACCATCTCTTTAGCAGTCATCATGCTGCGTGACAGGCTGAGTAAAATATCAATCTGATCGCAATGCTCTTTTAATTCCCTTTGTGCAGATACTATGTCCATGGGTACCACCAATAAGAAAAGAAAACCCCTCAACATCCAGAATGCAAGGGGCTTTGTTTGCCGTAATACGTTCAGCAAATGCCACCGAAGTGGCGAGGGTTTTAAACTTCTTTCATACAATCACGACACACTTTGATTTCTTCATTATCAACCGTGTAATCGATCTCAGTCGCACCGTGTAGGCCGAATAAGCACATCAGTAATCTAAGCATGATTTTACTCCTGGACAATCAAGCAATCATGTCGCAAGAAATGTCAGTTATTTTCGCTTATAAAACATAAATTTATAATATTTATTTCCAAAATAATGTCATTAATTTTGTCGAACTAAGCAAGATTCCTTCCTGGTTAATCAAGCATTTTAATTTGGTGTAATTTCATCTAATTAGAATCTGGCACGCCATGTGGGACTCGAACCCACAACCATTGGTATAGAAAACCTATGCTCTTTCCGGTTGAGCTAATGGCGCAGGGAGGCGGTATTAATTTAAAAACCACTAGAAATTAATAGGACCGCCATTGGTGCCCTGATATTGCTTACACCAACATTTCTCAGGGCATTAAAAAAGCCCACCTTTCGATGAGCTTTAATGACTTGGTCTCGGTTGAACCGTAATACGACCAGTATAGAAAAAGAATACCTTACATCCATATAGGATGTCAAACACTCAATTTTCTTAAATTTTTCCGGTATTGGCCTACATAATGCTCTACCTCATCATTCAATTCTTTGAGCAAAAGTTCTACGGCATTGCCTAACCATGCATAGCGTTTCGAGTAAGTATTTGGCTCAATATAATCAATCCCTGAAAATACCAAGCGACCTTTCAATGTGTGGTATTCGCGCAACTTTGGACGTAATGAGTAGAACAGCTCCATACGTGCAATATGCTTGCAGAATTGCTGCATATCAAAGCTTTCACGCTGCTTATCCATTTCCTCCTGCACCATGCGCCACAAGTAATCTGTGATGTATTTTGTGACCACGGAATAATTATCTGTATTGTCCCGGTAATCACCCCATACCAAAATTGACGCATAAGCCTTGGTTTCATCATTTGGCATTAAAGCAATTGCGCCACAACGATCTTCCCAATTGACAGGGATTTCATTTGTTGGTGGTGTATCTGCTTCATAATTTGCTGTTTTTGCTCTTAACTGCTGCCCCAGCCATTCAATGTTTGTCATTTTTTCAGCTACCATCGCATTCATCCCTATTCCCTCTTAAATCTTGCTTAAGTCTAAAATTGTCATTGTTCCCCAATGCACCGCACCGGTATCAATCCAATAGCAGTTATCGCGCTTGCATGGCTTTTGAGTAACTGTATGCCCCATGATTACCGCATCAATGCCTGACACATGGGTATATTGTGAATTCTCATCATTCAGGCGCTCGCGGCCCCACATAGCTAATTCTGTTGGGAAGCGCTTGTGATCAATAATGTGTTGAGCTTTATCAAAATTATTAAGCTCATCCTTAAACTCATCCCAGTCATTCTGCTCAATATGACCATGGACAAAACCGAACTTTTTACCCTTGTGGCTAATCTCTAATGCAATCGGAAGTGTTTTTAATTTTTTAATGATTTCGCGCTGAACCTGATAATCCAGGTCATAGAACCACTCACCACCATTTTGAATATGGCAATTGAAGTAAGAGCGATTAACATCACCCATGATGACCAAATCTTCATGATTGCCCTTTACGGATGTAAACCAAGGTTCATCAATTAGACTTACACATTCTTCATTCTGGGTCCCACGATCCACCAGATCACCAACCGCAACCAACAAATCATTTTCAAAGTCGAAGCCAATTTCTTTAAGTCGAGTCATAAGCAGGTTGTAGCAGCCATGAATATCCCCAACAGCCCACAATTTCCCTTTAATTTCTTTATCCCAAATTTTTACTAAAGCCATCTCACCCTCGCTTAATTTCTGAAATTAGCAACATCGCAGCATCCCGCTGTTCTTGATTCGTTCTGCCTTGCCAGCCTGTAATTCGATTAAAATCTTCTGCCTTCAACTTTGTCCGTGTCGGCTTAACCAGTACCACCGCTAAACCGCATTCTTTTGCCATTTCTGCAAGCAATTTGCCTGTTGCGTGGTTCTCCCCTACATTCTTGGCAATCTTCTCTCCTGCGCTCTTAGAGTGACCAAAACGGAAATTAGATTTCTTGTTCAGCCAACCCGCTTCAATGACCACCTTTTTAATTTCATCTTGACGGCTTCGGAATAGCTCTACAGTCTGAGCAAAGGTTAAGTTTTTAAGTTCCAGTGACTGCCCTAAGACAGCCACTCCTGATTTTTCCAAGTCTGGATCGATGCCGATAATCAGGTCAGTCATTGGCACCTCGCCACATCATTACAACAAAGCAAGCCATAAGAATAAGCATCAGCGCACCCGGAATTGCAGCCCTGAACTCAGCAAAAAGAACAGTATTGCAAATCAAAAGCACTGCGGTTTCTTGTTGGAATTTATTCATGCTCACCTCGCAGAACTCTCTTAGCCATCCAATACGCTTCCTCAAATGCATTACTTGCACCTTGATCAAGCATGTCTGCTTTTTCTTTCCCCAAGCCCCAGCGGTTAGCGCTTTCACCATCCAGATATTCGAGAACTTCATCAGCCTTCTTTTGAAATTCCTCACACTCCTTCTTCTTCCCGATATAACACCGCTCCATGTTGTTGAGTTGGGAGCGAAGGTCGTCAATGATGGCTTGTTGGTGCTGAAATACCGCTAAAGCTGGGTCTTGCACCATCTTCAAATCAGCACACTGGTAGTTCTTAATAATTCCCCAAACCTGCTTAATCTCACCCATGATCAATTACCACCGTATTTGGACTGATGTGGTTTTTGATATCGCTACACGTATCAATGCGGTCGTGGTCGGCCAGAGCGGTACGGATATCATCCAAACGGATGTGCTCGACACCGAGCTTTTCCTGATCGCGAAAATAAAAATGGTTTTCGTTGTGGCAGCAAATGGTGCTATCTGTGCTTGGAATGTAATGCGAAGCCCAATCCACCGCCCCATCCACAATCTGCTTGCACTTTTCCAATCCCAATTTTTCGATTAAATTCATGCTGCTACTCCTTGCTCGTTTTCTCTTTCCAGCTCTTCAACCTGTGCCATGACCGCTACAATTTTTTGGTGTTCATCCTTGGTTAATCGAGCACCTCTTTTCGATGTGGTGATGCTGCCACGTATGCGGTAAAGCGGTATGCCGGTCAATTCAGATAAATACGTGCGTCTTGGTTTTAACGTACTGCTTGCATTGCACCACTTGATCAAGCGATTGACCTGCAACGATGTCGCATATGAAGACGGCGCTTTAACGGTTGAACGTCGTGGGCGTGGTTTAAATTCCGTACCTGGTAACTGCTCAACCTGACCACCATTCTTGATAAATTTTTTAACGTCCCGGTTTAGCTGTTTACGCAGCTTTTCTTTTTCAGTTACTGGCGCAGTTGATTTGCGAGCAGCGCTTTCAAGTTTTACATGTTCTAAAAATTCTGATTTATTGATGTTCATGCCGCCCACCCATTACGCTTAAAAGCACCTTTCACTTTTGCAGCCAATTCAGGCGGACACGGCACACCTTTACGATTGCGCTCGTCATAAGTTAGAGCCTTAGCCTTTTCAGTTTTACCTTCTTTCTTCCACATTTGCTGCACACGGCCTTTTTCCTTCGCCCGTGCAAGGTAGTCCTGATAAATCGCATTAAAGGCGTAATGCGCTGATTTCTGCCCCTCTACGTTGAGGATATGGCGCACCTCATCGAAACTGCGCTTCGCCAGTGTCGTAATTTCCGATTTTTTGTCGTTTTCATACTGCAGTGCTTTGGCCCATGCCATATCTGCAGTCCACCAATCACCGCCCTGCTCACACCAGCTACGGAATTTTGGAAGGTTTGGACACCACTCCTCAGAATTCATACGCAAGACACCGCGAGTGATATCAGCTGGAGTGAGGCCACTCAAAACAGTACATGCCAACTGAACAAGCTCTTCATCTGAATAACCTGCGTATTTTTTAGTGAACTCAGCGCCGTAGACATCACCAATGCGGTTTAAAACCAGTTCTGCAACTTCAACTGGAAAGTTCACAGCAAAAGCGTTTTCGAATAATTGAATATTGCTCATTAGTTTGACTCTCCCACTGTGCGCATTTGATTTGGATCTGTCTGGTTACCAAAGCGACGGCGTTGCATTGGCTGTTGGTTTTGAACTGAAGTTTGTTGTTTAGGTGGATAAACACTTTGATAACTTCCAATGATCGAAGCTTCCAATGACTGGTTTGCCTGATCACCAAAGCCAATCAATTTTTTAATCAAAAGGTTTACGGCGTTTTCAGTGAGTGGCTTTCTGATACTGTTGCGCATATCAACAAATTGAATCCATAGATCACGATTTACGTTTTCAGGAAGTTCAATATTTTTTGCATCAAACAACGGCTGTTTTTTAGAAGTGGATTTCTCTGTTTTTTCAGAACCAGATTTCTTCTGATCCCCCTTATCTTTATTTGTTTTTGTAATAGTTGTTTTTGAGTTGTTATTGTGTGTCGGTTTTTCCGACAAGTTGCTGTCGGTTTTTCCGACTACCCCTGTCGTATTTTCCGACAAGTTGGAAGTAGTCGGTTTTTCCGACAAGTCGGCTATTTCACGCTCTGCAAGATCACTTAATGAATAAAGTGTAGGTTGATTGTCTCGACAAATACGTTCAACAAAACCAAGTGAAACCAACTTTTCAGCACCAGCAATAACAGCATCTTTGCCATAACCAGTAAATTTCACGAATTGCGAAATACTGATTGCATCCATTTCTTTTTGCCAGCCACGAGTTTTACGAACAATTAAGATATAGATTGCTAGTGGAGCTCCCTTCATTTCGGCCATTGCGCCATCATCAATTAGAGCATTGGGCAATTGAAAGCTATTAGGAACAAAACTACTCATGCCACCACTCCTTCACCAACCAATTTCTCAATAACCCATGCTTCACCTTTTGTTGTGAACATAGGTTGAGAGAAGCCAAGATCCGTTTGTTTTAATTCGCCTAGGCCTTTGTCGATAAACCATTGCTGAAATACACGTGCGCGCTTAACACCACGGCTGTAGACATTGAGTTGATCAAGGTGCTTATTCATCGCCATAGCTGACATACGCAGCTTTTGGGCAACTTGAGTGGCATTAAGAAGTGTTGAGCGTTCGACTACAGCGTCGAAGTACTGGACTTTAGGTGCTGCAAGTTCTAATTGACGCGCCTGATCGGCTGCCAATTGAAGTGCTTCTGCAAATGTTTGAGGAAGCTGGACGGCGTTTTGGTTTTCAAGCTCATACCAACGCTTTACCAGTG